GATGTTGGTGCAATACCTTCAACTTTTGTAACAGCGTCTTTGTATAACAACATTTTTTCTTTCCAAACATCTATTGTTAATAAATCAGCTTGTTTAGATGGGTTAGTTAAACTCAATTGAAATGAATTTAATTCATCTTCAAATCCTAATAAGAATAAGTGTATGATTGCAATTTTGTTAAGTTCGGCAACCATAGATTTTTGAATTCTATTGATTGTTCTTGCAAAACGAATGTCTTGTAATGATAAATTTCTACCATCACCAACAACTTCTTCAAAACCTAAGAATGCTTTTGGAATTCTTAATGCGGTTAAAAGTTTCTTTTGGATATATTCAATATCGGCAATTTCAGATAAGTTTGTTGCCCCAGGTAAAGTTTCAATTGGGTTTGGAGATGATGGGTCTCTTACAGGTACGAAGAAATCTTGGTCAACCGCCATTTGATTAAATCTCATATCTACGTTTCCTGTTTGTGGGTCAGTGATTTGGTCTTTTTTAAATTGTTGGGCAAATCTTTGTACATATGGTTGAATATCAGCATCATCCATGTTACCAACAAACACTTTAAATACACGTCTTTCAGGTGCTCTTGATGTTCTATAAACCAACATCGCATCTTCAGCAAGAATTAATTGTTTCCAAATACGTCTTGCTTTTTCTAACATTGCGGTACCATAAGGAAGTTTTCTGTCATCACCCAATAATCTAAAGTGAGCCATTTCCCAAGTGTTAAATTCCAAATTCTTGTTTTTCCAAGTAAATGTTAAACTTTTGGCATCACTATTAGAAGCTACAGCACCACCCATACCAGATGTTGCTCTACCTTTCATACCAACTTCAATACGTTCAATTTCAATGTTTGGTAATTGTAAACAACCAACAATACCTTTTTCAGGGTCCAACTTTAAGAAAACAAAGTTATCACCATATTTTGCGGTGTTACGTGTCCACATTGGTAAGTTTGTATTAATATCCAATGCGTTATTAAATAAATCTCCTAATACAGCCTTAATTCTTGGTGAATCAGAGTATATTTGTAACATGTATCCATTTTCATCAACCGTTGTAGATTCTTCAGCATAGGTATCCAAAGCCGCAGAAATTTCAGGAGTATACTCCATTGACTCATAATCGTAGTATGATGCCAATCTTGTTGGTTGATAATAAATTGCTTGAGAATATAAATTATTTTCAATTTTAGCCCATTGACTTGAAATATAATAAGTTTGACGAGCTTGTAATTTTTCTTTTTCGTATTCGGCTTTATCCGTAGTTCTTAATAATTCTTTCTTATCAAACTTATAAGTGGGAATATCTTGACCCAAAAGGGAATTTGGTCCAAGTTGTTGGGACAATCTTTGCCATATCGTCAGGTTCTTTTCTTCCATAGTTAAAATTTAAATCAATACTAATATATATCAACGCTTCATTCCGCCGAATAACCATAAATAGTCTTGATAATCCTTTTGTGTTGGTTGATTCTGATATGCAATGTTTGACTTATGATTTGTATTTGGCATTGCAGGATTAAAGTATTGTTCTTTTGGTGGGTCGTAAGAAGTAACCTGCCAAGACTCCAACATAGTTTTTGCCTGTTCTGTAACCTTTGTAAGTTGTGAAAATGATGAATCTGACACATATACGGCCATAGCCAAAGACATGATTAAATCATCATGTTGTCCTTTCATGTGGTCAGGTCTTCCATTGATATAAACAAACGTATTCATTTCATTCAACAATCTTGATGAATGAACTTTTAATCCGTGTCTTAAACTTTCTTCAAGAGCGGCAATAATTTGAACCCTTTTGTTGTTAAAGTTGATACCAGGTATTTTATCTGCGGACTTTGGGTCATATTTCCATCTGTTACCAAAATCTACACCATCAACATACAAATCTTTATATCCTAATTCTTGGAGTTTTCTTGCTGTTGCAACCCCCATACCACCCGTGATATCCACAACAATAAAACAATTGTACATATTACCCCATTTGTAGGCAATCTCTGCCAATACATCAGGGGGAAGTTTTCCAACATATTCGGCGACTTGTTCTCTTTCATCAAAATCAAATATTTGAATTGTTGAATAATCTTCAGAGTCACCACGAGAAACGTCCACACCCATAATATATCTATGATTAAGTTCAGGTTCTTTCCAAATCCAAAGTCCACCACCCATCATTTTATTCATGGGTTCTTTAATCATATTGTCGGTAATATTTTTAATTAAATTTGCATCAAATACATTATCACCCGAACCCAAGAAATTACATTCCAATTCCTGAGAAACTTTACGTTTATCGTATTTAAGTTTCTTTACCATCGCCTCAAACCAAGATGAACATGGTTTGTATCCCAATTCAAAATAAGCCTTTAACTCATCATAGTTTCTTTCGTAGGGGTCACGACCTGAAAAATCAATAATCCTATCTGAAGTATATTCTTCACGGTTTAATAAAAAATGAATAATCTCATCTGTCTTAACCAAGTACAAATCTTTAGTATAACGAGGGTCACGATACCAAAACATTTCGGTAATCTTGAAATCATTCATTCCACGATTGGCTTGTTCGTAAATTTCATAGTAAATTGGGTCGTATCCGTTTGGTGTTGATACAACAACAACTTTACCACCCGTAGACAACGAAGCCATACAAGCCGCCCAGAAATCACCATCGGCCTCAATATACGCAGCTTCGTCAAATATCAACATAGTTGGGGTATAACCACGAAGTGCATCTTTAGATGTTGCAACCGCTTTGACTTCACAACCATTAGATAATTTAAAGTGTCTTGCGGCGTTTTTATCAGGTGAAAAACTTACACCAACCCACGAAGGCCATTGTTCTGTGAATCCACGGATTTTGTTTGCCATTTCTACGGCAGTATCCAATTTGTTTGCAATAATCAAAACCTTTTCAGGTCTTTGTTTTGATGCAAATACAAGTCTTTTACTTGCCCAAGCAGCAGTCACCGTAGACACACCTGCCTGACGGTATTTTAATGCAATGTTTTCGTTGAAGTTTTCATAATCCTCAACCAAATTAACTTGGTCAGGAAATAACTCTAATGGGACGTATCTTGACTGAGTGTTATCATAAGTCTGAAGATACGTCTTAAGAGCGTATGGTGTGTTTTTAATACACCTTGAATATTCTAATAGTAATTGTTCTCTGGTTAAACCCATATAAAAGGTTAGTATTAGGACCTGTCAATACCTAAACTACCTAAGAAATCATCTAAATCACTCAAATCATCATCGTCAGGACCCATAGTGTCACCATCTTCATCAGTATCATAGTCTTCGTCATCATCACTATGTTCCTCATTCAAATGTTCCACAATTTCCTTAACCATTCTGTCTAAGATTGATGTTGCTTTTGCATCACCCCTTAAAATCATTTTCGCTAATTTGAAAAATTCATCAGCAGATAATGCTGAAAATCTTGCAAAAAGGTAGTTTTGTATGAATTTTTTATCTTCATCAAATAACTGTTCAGGATATGCTGCCAAGAATTTTTCCCATAATATTGGACCGATTCTTAAATCCCAAATTTCACTTGATAAGCTGTCAGTTGATGCCATGACCATTTCGGCTTGTTTTGGGTCATCAGGAAGACCTTGTGTTCCCAAGATTTCCATAGTACCTTTAATTAATTCGTGAATTAATATAGGGAAAAATACACCCGTTGCTTTAACTGTTGGGGGGTCAGTTTGAATATCAACCTCTTCCTTACCACCAACACCACCTTGACTCATCATCATGTCCATCATCTCATCAGGCAATACCCAATACAATAAATCATTTACAGACATAACAACACCATACAAATTCAATAAGTCGGGGTCAACTCTATCTAATTCATCTCTAACTAATTCAAACATGTAATGTCCTTTTTTAGACGAACCTTGAATTAATGCGTTAATAAATCTTCTCTTTGCCTTTTCAATATCAAATCTTTCAAATGCTGAAATAAAATCTTCAAGGTCTTCTTCTTTTTCTTGGAAATTCTGTTCAACTTCCTCGTCTTCAGGTTCTTCACCTTGTTTTTGAAAACCAGTCATATCAATTTGTCCTGGCATTACAAGTTCCGCAACATAATTAATTTGGTCAGGTCTTACACCCATTTCTTTTCTAACCAAATCAATTGCCAAATTTTCAAGATATTCTTTATGAGCCATTTGTTTTTGTAACAATTGCATGGCCATACTCATCATAGTTCTTTGTAATTGTTGTAAAGGATTTCCTCTTGAAATATCAGCACCCGCATTTGGAACATAACGTCTAACTTTAGCAACAACATCTTTAAATCTTTTAGACGCCACTAACTCTTCAAACGTTTCAGGTATATTACCTTGTTCTATATTTGGAAATGCAGGATTCGCAGATAACGGAGTTCCTCTTGAAAGAATTGTTCTTTCAATATCAGGTGACATTCTTTCAGGAGTATCTCCATAATCAATTGGAGC